TAAGACAAAGCTCACTATCAAATGCAGTAGCAACTTTAGCTACACATGGTAGTCCATTGTCTAGTGAAAAAGTTATGGCATTAGCTACTAAGTATGAAAAGTTTGTTATGGGTACACTTAACGGAGGTTGGGTTGAAGCAGGTGGTGATCAACTAGATCAACTAGCTGACGACATTCCTTTATAACATGGAAGCTTTAATTGACCAAGATTTAGTATGCTTTCGATGCGCAGCAAGCGCAGAGAATGATGACTTAGGTATAGCTATATACAGAGCTAACGAATTGTTTGATCAAATCCTTGAGAAAACAAAAGCTAGCTCTTATAGAGCTTTCTTAACAGGTACTAATAACTTCAGGAAACAAATCTACCCTGAATATAAGGCTAACAGAACAGCTCCAAAGCCTAAGCATCTTGATGACTTAAGAGCTTGGAGTGTGTCTGAACTTAATGCAGAGGTAGCAGATGAAGGTTTAGAAGCAGATGATATGCTTGGAATCTATCAAACAGATGACACAATCATATGCAGTCTAGACAAAGACTTGTTACAAATACCTGGTAAACACTTCTCTTGGGAAATTAATGGTAAAGGTTGGACAAGACCTGATACTTTTGTTGAACAAACAGAACTAGAAGGTCTTCGTCTATTTTATGAACAGTGTATTAAAGGAGATAGAAGTGACAATATTAAAGGCATTGAAGGCATGGGTGAGAAGAAAGCAAGAGTCTTACTGGAACCTGCTCAAACAGAACAAGAGATGTTGCAAGTAGTTCTGAATGCTTATGGTAATGAAGAAGAGTTTTTAATGAATGCTAGCTGTCTATGGATTCTTCGTAATGATAGACTAAAATATAAAGAACGATATGCCAGCATTTAAAAGTAAGTTTGAAGCAGCTGTGTGGAAAGAGCTGCGCAAACATTATAGTTCGTGTCAATACGAACCAGATAAACATGAGTATATACAACCAGTAATACATCGTAAGTATATACCAGATTTTAAAATGGCTCGTAATGTATACATAGAAGCTAAAGGTAAGTTAGATTTAGCAACAAGGCAAAAGATGGTATGGTTTAAAGAATCCAACCCACATATAACCATTATCTTTTTATTTATGAACGCTGACAATAAGATAACTAAACGCAGTAAAACAACCTACGGTGAATGGGCTACTAAGAATGGTTTCTTATGGTTAGATTATAGGAGTGATTGGATAAATGATTATAAAAAACTTAAGAAAAAATAAGGATGGTTCTTATGATTTTGATTTCAGTGTAGATAATTTAGAAGCTGAGTTCTTAATGGATCATGCTATTAAAGATCTAATTAGAGCAGGCATTATTAAAATAAATGAAGAAGATACCGAACTAGAAGTACGAGGTATGGAACAAAACGAAGGGACGTTACAATGAAACACTTAGTTATACCAGATTGCCAGGTCAAGCCTGGTGTATCTGTTAAATATTTAGAAAATATAGGTAAGTACATAGCAGAAAAACAACCTGAAGTTATAGTATGTATAGGTGATTTTGCTGATATGCCTAGCTTATCAAGCTATGATGTAGGTAAAAAAGCTTTTGAAGGACGTACATATAAAGCAGACATACGAGCAGCACATAAAGGTATGGAGGCATTACTAGGACCAATTCATAAACTTCAAGCTAGACAAGCTAAGCTTAGAAAGAAACAATATAAACCTCGTATGATACTTACATTAGGTAACCATGAGGATAGGATAGATCGAGCTGTAAACAACGATCGTAAATTAGAAGAACTAATTAGTATTAAGGATTTAAATTATGAACAGTATGGTTGGGAAGTATATGATTATCTTGACGTGGTTGTGGTTGATGGGATTGCTTACTCTCACTATTTTGCGAGTGGTGTCATGGGCAGACCAGTCACATCTGCTTCTGCTTTACTCAATAGAAAACACATGTCATGTTTCGCAGGACATCAACAAGGAAGGCAGATTGCATACGCTAGACGTGCAGATGGACGAGAGATTACTGCTATCATAGCAGGTAGTTGCTATGAACACAACGAAGATTACTTAAATCATCAAGGTAATCAACACTGGAGAGGCTTCTATGTATTACATGAAGTAAAAGATGGAGCGTTTGATGAGATGGCAGTCTCATTAAATTATGTAAATAGTAAATATGGGGTTGACAAACGTGCGAAAAGATGATATACTAATACAACAAGCTAGTAAAAAACAAGTTAATGGTTCTCACTACAAAGATTTTGTAATACAACCAGTAGAGTTTATTCATGCTAACAACATAGGATACTTAGAAGGTAATGTAATTAAGTATGTATGTAGATGGAAGAACAAAAACGGATTAGAAGATTTAGATAAAGCAATACATTATCTAGAACTATTAAAGGAATTATATCATGACTCAATTTGAACAACCTAAATTTAATTCTAAATCTAATACTAAAAAGTATGAAGATAACTATGATAGGATCTTTAAAAAGAAAACGAAAGATACTAAAAAGGTGGAGAAGAAATAATGGCATTAACGTTTTCAGAGCTTATAGAAGAGCTTTATAATGTTGACGAGATAACTCTGTTAGAAGTATTAGGCATTACATCAGAGGAACTAGTTAATAAATTTATAGATAAGGTCGAGGAGAATCAAGAAGATCTCCGAGAATTAATAGAAGATACTAAAGAAGGGTTTGATTTTTATGACTACGACGATAAGGAATGAGTTACCTACACTATACCAACAAGTAATACATTCATCAAGATACGCAAGATATATACCAGAAAAGAATAGAAGAGAAACATGGGAAGAAACAGTTGACAGACTAATAACTTACCTAAAAACTAAAACACCTACACTAGAAAAAGACATTGAAGAACTGCGTGAAGCAGTACTTAAACTAGAAGTAATGCCTTCAATGAGGCTATTAATGACAGCTGGTGAGGCATGTGAACGAGACAATATAGCAGCATATAACTGTAGTTATCTAGCTGTAAATAATAAACGTGCTTTTAGTGAAGCACTATATATCTTAATGAATGGTACAGGTGTAGGATTTTCTTGTGAACGACAAGATATTAATAAACTACCTAATGTACCTAATGAAATTATTTTATGTGATGATGTCATAGTCGTAGAAGACAGCAAGTTAGGATGGGCTAAAGCCTTTAAGAAACTCATCTCTCATTTATATGAAGGTGATATACCTAACTTTGATTTTTCTAAGGTAAGACCTGCAGGCTCTAGACTCAAGACCTTTGGAGGAAGAGCAAGTGGACCTGACCCATTGAAAAAACTATTTGATTTTGTAATAGAAACTTTCAAGCAGGCAGAAGGACGTAAGCTATCTTCGATCGAAGTGCATGACATCATGTGTATGATAGGACAGATCGTTGTAGTAGGTGGAGTACGACGATCTGCTCTTATCTCTTTATCTAACTTAACTGATCGCAGAATGCGAGAAGCTAAAATGGGAGCATGGTATAATGACAATCCGCACAGAGGTCTTGCAAATAACTCCGTTGCCTACACAGAAACACCTGACAGTGAGACTTTCATGGAAGAATGGTTATCTCTGGTCAAGTCTAAATCAGGTGAGCGAGGAATCTTTAATAGAGTTGCTGCACAAAATCAAGCCGCTAAGTGGGGACGAAGAGATCCAAATCTTAGCTACGGAACGAACCCTTGTTCAGAGATTATCCTACGTGATAAACAATTCTGTAACCTTACAGAAGTTGTTGTCAGGGCAGGAGATACAGAAGAGTCATTAAAACGTAAGATTAAACTAGCTACCTTACTAGGTACAATACAATCTACAATGACAGATTTTAAATTCTTATCTGCTGAATGGACACAGAATACAGAAGAAGAAAGATTACTTGGTGTATCCTTAACAGGTATTATGGATGCTAAGATAACTGCTAATCCTGATCCTAAACTGTTAGAAAGACTGAGAGATGAGGCTAGAAAAACAAATGAAAAGTATGCTGAGATACTTAATATACCTGTATCAGCAAGTATTACTTGCGTTAAACCTAGTGGTACAGTATCTCAGTTGGTTGACTCTGCTAGTGGCATTCATGCTCGTCATAATGCTCAGTATATACGGACTATTCGTATGGATAAAAAAGATCCTATTACTGATTTTCTTATAGAAGCAGGAGTCAAACATGAAGATTGTCAGATGAATCCAAGGTCTACATCTATATTTAGTTTTCCTATTAGAGCACCTAAAGGTGCGATAACAAGAAATGATAAGTCAGCTATAGAACAATTAGAACTATGGTTAACATATCAAAGACATTGGTGTGAACACAAACCTTCAGTAACTATATCAGTAAAAGATAAAGAGTGGGTTGAAGTAGGTTCATGGGTATGGAAACATTTTGATGAGATCAGTGGAGTATCTTTCTTACCTCATTCAGATCATACATATCCTCAAGCACCTTATCAAGATGCCTCAGTTGATCAAGTAACTGAGTTAGAAAAAGTGACTCCTACAGTGTTGGATTGGAGTTTGTTTATAGAACAAGATGACAACACAACAGGTGCACAAGAACTTGCGTGTTCATCAGGAAGCTGTGAAATTATATGATAGCTACATTACAACCTATATGTGGAGTTCAAATAGGTATAGAGTTTACAGAAGCAGAAGTAAATGATCAAACAATTAGTTACTGTCTAATTGATTTATTAATATTAAGAATACAAATAGCATGGTTTAAAGAATGAAAGTGTGTGTTGTAGGCAGCAGAAGCCTTGATTCTGCAGATAAAGTATTACCTATCATTGACAAGTTTATTAAAGAGCTCCCTTCCTCTTCTGTAACTTTCTTGATAGGTAGTGCTAAAGGTGTTGATCCTCTATCAAAACATTATGCCCAATCCCATGGGCATGATGTGGTAGAGTTTTTACCCTACCATTTACTAGATAGCTCATCTGAGTTTGACAGTAAATACTTTTTTATACGTACTAAACAGATGATTGACAATGCTGATAGAGTTCTAGCAATCTGGGATACTAAAAGCAAAGGCACTCACTATGCAATTAAATATACCCAGAAGCTAGAAAAACCTATTATGATTATTAAAGTACCTAAATGACTAAAATCTATACAAAATCAGGAGACAGTGGAGAGACAGGACTAGTCACTGGAGAACGTATTAGTAAATCTTCTATTAGAATTGACAGCATAGGCAGTATAGATGAGCTTAATTCTTTTATAGGACTATCCTTAACAGAAGAGATACCTAAAATTATACGTGATGTATTACATGTAATACAACATAACTTATTTGATATAGGTAGTGAACTAGCTAGTCCAGGACACAATACAATAAAAGAAGAGAAAGTTAAATACTTAGAAAGATCTATTGATGATCTAACTAGTAGACTTGCTATACTACGAGAGTTTATATTACCTGGCGGCTGCAAAGCCGCAGCTCAAATACATGTAGCTAGAGCTATGTGTCGTAAAGCAGAGCGTACTTGTATAGCTTTAGGTAATGTAAACCCTACAACTTTACGTTATCTAAATAGATTATCTGATTTATTATTTACTATAGCACGTTATCTTAATGCTGCAGCAGGCGTTGATCATGTGTATTGGAAGAAAGATGCTTCTTGATTATGTATTAGTTATTATGTTTGATGTAAGTAGAGAGATCACACCCCCACAATACGTGGGACATTTTTTTAATTGTGAGTCTGCGTTTCAATATGCTGCTCGTCACTATCCAAAGAATGATTGGTCTTGTCTTCACAAAAACCATATTTATCTTCCCAAAGAT